GTTTATTTTGCAGCTGCGTGATGGAGGTTAAAGGGAAAGAGTTTGATAAAGAAAAAACATACGCACCACACTTAGAGGGAGACAAGCTAGGAAGCGAAAATGGCCCTATATTATCTATGTTTGCATTGACTGAAATCATTGAGAAGATCAGAGAAAATCAAAGAATATCCACAGCTACAGGACCAGATGTAGATGGACCAACATCTGATATTTCTAACATTTTGACTTCGATCAAGGCGTTGTTAGATGAAAAACACTATAAGATTGTGTCTGAGCCCCCCGCATCGTTCCGTTGTATCGGGATGCAATCCACAGAATATGTCTTGGTGGTCGACAAATACTTTGAAGAGATTTCCGCCGTGGGTGATGATATAGACGAGAATGAGCCAGAGAAGTTCTTCGAGGCTATGCTTAAGAAAGTTAGATTTATCAGGGAAAAAGGAGCCTTTATTATTCAAGGTGTACCTACTCGTGACTACCGGGGACACGAAGTTGTGAGTTCTAAAGCGTTAGGGATCGAATTTGAACATGTTCTTTCACACTTGACAGCTCCTGACAGACAAGTGATTCAGCAGGCACAGGATGCGATAGTTGTAGAAAATGATTTTCAAGGTGACCGCCCAACAGATAGCTTCATGGTTGCTATGTCGGATCCAGTATATAGAGTGCATTGCACGTTACAAGGGTATATCGAGCGTATACAGGTTAACGTTATGCAACAATCGATAAATTGGCTAGATAGATTGGGCAGACGTAAGAGGTTTAGTTACTCCAATAAATTTCTGACAGATTTTAGACGTAGTGATACGATCATGATCATAACAACTCCCCTCCCGTTTGACACGAACATGTTATGGGCAGTCCCCCGATGTCATGTTCCGAACCTTTTGATGAATATCGCAACGTGTATGCCGGAAATCGAATTTTTGAACGCGAACTCTAGAATAGCCAGCATCACGATAACGCAAAGGATTACACAAAATAACCCTTTTTCTATAATTTCCGGTATGACCCCAACTTCCCAGCAACTGGATGATGTGAAGAAGGTTTATCTCGCTTTGATGTACCCCAACCAGATTGTTTTAGATTTGCGAGTTGACCCGACACATGTAGTCGACCCAGTGTTAAGAATGATCGCTGGAGTTCTTGGGCATATAATGTTCACCCATGGTCCCAATTTTACTAACATCACGGTGAATATGGCGCGTTTACTGGACCAAGCCTTAGAGGAATACCTAACATATGCCTACAACGCCAGGACCCCGATTGTGTATGGGGCGAGTGGACAGACACTAGACTTTCATATCGGCCAGCGGAACCCCTTTGACTGTAATCAATTAAGATCGGACCCGCTGACAGGCCGCGGATATAATGGATGGAACGTGAACGATACCGTGCGACGCCAGCCAGCGCCCTACGACCACGTACAGAGATGGATTCAATATTGTAATATAGACTCCAGAGAAATAATACATCCGCAAACATACGGTCATAATATGTCATACCCCATGGTTGATTTATTGATCCGCGCGCTAGTAGCCGCAAATAAAGAGCAGGAAGCAGCGTTTATAAAGCAGATGTTGCCTTATCATATGACGAGGTTTGCCCGCATAAATGGGGTTATAAATGACGATCTACTGTCGGGCTTTTCGCTACCTGATGAGCAGTTTGACGCTGTATTACCGGATATGTTACAGGGCAACCACACGGATAGATCTCCAATTGTATTGGAGGTAGGGTGGGCGTCGATCTGGTTCGCGTACAACCGTAGGATGGAGCCGACTCAGAGAAATAGCATGCTGTGTGAGGCGCCCTTGATTGAGGCGACATATGCGTCCCACTTAGCCGTTTTACAACACGACATGCGCCAGCTAGATTTGTTGAGAGCGCGCGCTCCGGAGATGGTTCTGGAGTCCACACCTTCCCAATTCTGGCGAGCTGCCCTCTCCGTTGCGCCCGAACCTATTAAACAGGTTATGAACCTCGTGAGCTCGTTTAGATTTGTGAATATCCGGGACATAATGCGGTGGGTGAGAAGACGGGAGAGATACGAGACAATGTTAATGGAGCTAGAGGAAGTTGCTTGGGCCGTAGCAACGGATCTCGAGAATCTGATGATTACGGATAGAATCTACATGCATAGAGATATCCTACCCGAGCCACCGGTAGATGATGTGGTTGAGTTTCGCAGACAGGGATTCTATCATACGAATCAGATCGTTGCTGCTCCCCCATTGGACCGGATCAACTATTATTCTTATGAGGTAGCTTTAATGCAGGCGAATATGGGGAGATTTAAGTTGGCCATACGTCAGATTCTTGATAGGGATGAGACTATCCTGTTTGGTGGGGCGCTACGATCAATTAAGCTGCAGATATTTGAATCTAAGCCTCCGGATGAGATCTTAACTCAGCTTCCATACCAGTACGAAGAGCAAGAGGAGGAGGGGCTCAGGTACGTAAAACTCAAATATGCGGTTAAATCCACGCTGTATGTACTAATATACAAAGCTGAATATGGAGACACACCAGATAGATTGATCGGCGTAAATCCCACCTATACGATGACCCAGATTCACCTCACAAAACAAATAGTAAGGAAAGTTCGATCACCGGATATTTTGGGAAATGTGAACAGGCGAGTAGTTGGGTACAAAGGGAAGATGCGTGTAATGGACATAACGTCAGCTCTCCGCCTCGGAGCACGACTTGCCGTACCTACGATATAGGACTGACCACTCTGTATTGTTAGATACGGGGCTGCAAAAGTGTTAC